ACTTCAACAAGAGATTCAACGACTAAGGATAGTTACAGCTATTTTTAGAGAGATAGAGAATCATATATCAGACCCTGCTCTATATAAGGAGATGAATCTTCTAAATAGAATGATGACAGGACGTGATATTGAATCTGAAGCTGAGAAGAGACGTGCAGCAACTGACCTGCAGTCTGCTACTGATAGACTCCACGATAACTATGGACTCGGGCCTGAATCTGCCCAACGCATTGCCCGAGTGATTTCTGCTGTTGCAGGTGGAACACATGAGCGAGTCGATGAAGATCCCGCCGACGAATCCGAACCTGAGCCGATTGATCCTTCCGGGATCTAGTGAAGCTCGCCTAGATCAGGTTGATAAGATTCGTTATGAAATGGAAGAACGTTTCCACCTCTATGAAGAAGTGCGAGCCTTGATCCCTTCCGACCGTGATGCACTGTTCAAAATACTATGGGAAGCTCAATCAGGAAAGACTGACGCTCTCCAGGCTGTATACGATTTAGTTTTTGATGAAGTTCCTTGCGGTATGGAGGAATTCATTGAAAGCAAACGATACTTAGGTCTCAAGAATAACATTGATGTTGAAAAGATAGAGATGTTAAATCTCTTTGATCTGCCTTCTACTCGTAAGATGTGGTTAGGTGTGGGTAGCGGCGGGGGAAAGAGTTTTGTTGTGTCTTGTGCAATGGCGCGGTCAGTGTATAGATTAACGTGTCTTAAACGTCCTGACCTGTTCTACATGTTGGGCCCAGGATCAAAGATAGCGATAATCAACCTTTCAGTGTCAAAAGAACAAGCTAGAGATGTTATCTTTTCTGAGTTCATGGCCAGAATTAAGGACTCTCCTTGGTTCTCCCACCGTTATAAGGCTTGGTCATCTAGAGCTAAATTTCCAAAACAAGTATGGGCTTTTTCTGGTGGTAGTGGTGCTATCGCTTACTTCGGTTATCATACCTATATGGGATCCCTTGACGAAGTTTCCTGGATGCTCGATAGAAACGATAGATCTGTAGCGGAAGAACTAACAGATGCAGTAATGAAGTCCCTTAATACTCGTTTCCCTAGAGCCCATAAGCTGATTGAGATTTCTTCTCTCCGTTCTCCTGATGATTATTTATATGGTCAGATTGAAAGAGTAAGAGAAGAAGGTATAGAAATAACAAGTCAGATGAGAAGGACACCAGGAAGTGCCGATAGTGACCCTACCGAACTCCTTAGGAGAACCGGACGAATCGGTTCTCTTGGAGGTGTGGTCTGATACAGCTCGAGCCGCCGCAGCCGCAGCCAGACGCCGTCGTCGAATAATTAAACGTTTGGGTCGGATTCGTACTCGTGCTATGAATAAATTGTTAGACCAGATTAACCAAGATAAAGACATGAATCGTGGTAATGGTATATCTAAAGCCGCTGCCAAACATTGGACTACGGCGAATGATATAAGTGGTTTGATAAATAAGCTTAAGGACGCACCTAGTGCTACTGCATCTCGTCCTTTGTTATCTAGGTTGTCTAAGAAGTTGAAGCGGATGTTCTAATGATTACTCCAAACTCAAACGGCGCTCCAGAACCTGATAATATCAACGAAGCGTGGTCAGATGCTGCTAGAGCCGCTGCAGCTGCCGCCCGTGTTTCCAGAAAAACTGGGAAATCTAAAATGGGTCAACGGCTAGCAATTCGCCGGGCTTTTAAGAAAGCTGGTGGCTCCCGGTCTAAGGAAAAGACAAAAATCTTAAGTCGTCGACGGTATTTTAATCGCCATCTTTCCCAGGAGTTTTCTAATAAACCAGCTTATAGGCCAGGTGGGGTAAGGTAAAGAAGGAACTATGTCAATATTTCTTGAACCAATGGCTCCAAGCCGGGGAAATGAAGCTGAGGCTCAACTTGTTGAAGCTAAGGTGGTCTTGGCTCGCGAAGAGAGTTTCTCTCGTAAGGAATCCAAGATTAGAGATGCTGTCTATAAGAAATTCTCTAGTTATGGAGACGATACTCCATCAGCTGGTTATGGACCTGGTCAGTCTTCTTATCCTGCTAATGGTTATTGTTCCATAGACGATATCTTCGATGATCAGGTTGTCTTTTCTAAGGGTGGTAAGCATTACCGAATTGACTACGAATGGAGTGGAGAAAACGTAGTTATTGGTGATGAACCCACTCGAATCAAAGACACCTGGACAGATTCATCGAAATCTGACGTTAAGGAATCTTCTATTCGAGAAGCCAACATTGAATCCACTTCATCTGCCATGATGCCTGGTATGGCGAAGATGATGTCAAATTTGTCACCCGTTATGAAATCTAAGATGCAGAAATGTATGGCTATTGGTAAGACTTATACACAATGCATGACCATGCTTGGTATTAAGGATCAATGATGAGCTTTACCCCAAACTCAAACGGTGCCCCAGAACCTGACAACATCAGTGAGGCTTGGTCTGCTGCTGCTCGTGCTGCAGCTGCAGCAGCTCGTAAATCTGGTGGTAGAACAGCTTATTCAGGAAGCCGAGTTCGTTCAGAGGTTGCAAAGAAGGCGTTTGCCGCCGCCGGTGGTAAGAGAAAGACTTCTCCAGGTGAGTTACTACGTAGAGCACAAGTAAGTGATCTGAGGAAGAATCTTTATCCAGATTATGGCCCTCGTAGTTGGGAGAAGGCTTCTTATAAGAAAGCTATAGCTACTCGAAAAGCTAGTAAGGCAAGGCGTGGATTAGGACCTTTGAAATACTTTACTCCTACTGGGAGATTGAGACGATGATTGTAGCAAATTCTAGCGGTTCTCCAGAAGTAGGGACTAGGATTTCAGATCTCCGGGAAGAATGGTCAGACGCTGCTAGAACTGCTTCAGCTGCTGCTCGTAAAGGCCGTGGTCAAGGCGTTGCTGTTAGAAGCAAACTAGCAAAAGCTGCTTACCGTAAAGCTGGAGGGACAGGTGCTAGTGGTGGTGCTAAGATGAAAGCACCTGATGTGAGTAATACACATTTAAATAGTAATGAGCGACCTATAGATTACGGGCATGTTGGAGAACTCCTCCGAGAGAAATATGGAGCCTCTCGTGGTAGGAAGATGTATACTAAGCTCATTGATAACCCTTCTTCTGATAAAGGTCTTTATTTTGTAATTGGAACCAAGATTCAGAAGGAAAAGAGGGCAATGCTGGATGCCCTTGGTCCAAGCTATTCAAAGTTACGTAACTTGGATACTCATAATTATAGAACCCTTCACTCTGCTTGGTTGAAGTCTGTAAAATCTCCTACAAAGATGGGTCATGTTCTTGATTCAGTGACGCGGGGTTTGGTAAATCAGGCACATCGTAGACCACGTTCTGATCGTGGATTAGGCCACTTAAGATATAAAGCTGGTCCTTTTAAGGGTTTACCAAGGTCTTAATTGTAAGTGTGTATTTTGTACTACATGCACTTGTATGCATGTATGGCGCACCAGGGACGGAAGTGAAGTTGCAATTCTTGCTGCGACTTGGGAAGTAAATTATAAGGTTCCCTTTGAAGCTTTAGCTTCCGAATTTCGGTCTAATCCTCTTAAGGCTTGGCGTAATTATGGTTCTATTGTAACTCATAGTACGGAGGCTGCCCTTCCCAAGGGTTCAGCTTTAGCTATTGTTAATCCTTCCCGTCCAAACCCCTTTGACCCTGTCCGTAAGAAATTCCATGAATGGTTTAGAGGCCTAGCAGGCAGGCGTTATTTTTTACACTTTGACTTGTCTGTGTCTCAAGATAATACAGGTTGTGCTCTAGTGCATCGTGAGGATTGGGGTGGTATTGTAGTAGATTGGATGTGGGCAGAATTTGTACCTGAAGGGCGGAAGATGAATTTTGCTGCCCTTCGCCAATATGCTTATGATCTTACAAGCCATGGGTTTCATATAGAGCAGATTACTTATGATCAATTTCAATCGGAAGAGACTCGTCAAGTTCTGGAAGAGAAGGGGTATTCAACAGAGAGAGAATCTGCTGATAAGGATACTGTAGCTTATGATACGATGGTGGAGTTGGTTCTCACAACCACCCCTGATAATCGTAGACTTGACTATTATGATTACCCACTCTTCATTAGAGAGATGGAAGAACTCAAATTAGTGAACGGAAAGAAGTACGACCATCCAAAGAAGTTTGAGAATGGTCAACGAGGTTCTAAAGACGTAGCAGATGCAGTGGCCTGCGCAACTAAACGAGCTATTAGATACTATCTAGAGAATAAAACAGACGGCCCTGGTGTAATTAGAATTCATCGTGCCAAAGGAGGATTTACTCCTAGGTATGGTGATGAGCGGAGTATTTACTAATGGTAGAAAACCCTGTAGAAAGATTACCTTTACCAGTTCGGGAACCAGATGATCCTACTACGGAAGATAATATAGGAAGGATAAGGGTTCGAAGAACTTTAACAATACCTGACTTCGATCAGATGGTAGAGGATACTTTTCGTATTGTTGATACTAAAATAGTTGGCCTCGATGCTAAGATTATGGAAGGAACCGGACGTAACAAGAAACTTGTTCATTACCATTCTCTTAGACATTTTTCTAGCTCTCCTACCTTCCGCAAGCGTATTAGAGAAGCAGTAAAGTATGACGAGATACGTCAACTTCATGCTGGAGTTACGGATATTGTTGAACATGGTGGTGACTTTACTTACGGTTTATACCCTGATGAAGCTACGTCCGGTAGTGGTAAAAAGGTGTTCCCAGTAACTGATGTAGCTCTACCAACAACAAGCAGCCCTCAGGCGAAGCAAATGTTGTTTGTGGACTATTTAGATATGCATCGAAAAGCATGGGAAGCCGCCACTAGGAATCCAATTGGAAAGAGAATAGTTCGTCTTGTCCCTCAATTTGTTTTAGGCAGAAGCCTCTTGGTAACTGTGAATGATGCACGTTATCAAGCGGAGATGGATGAATTCTGGAAGCAGAACAGGATGAAACTCCGAATTAAACAGGTTTTCAAAGAACTTCTCATTTATGGGGAGATCTTTTTACGCTACTTTAGGCGTCCAGAAGGATTGGTGGTTAGGTCTCTTGACCCGTCGACTATTTGGGATATTGTTACTAACCCCGATGATATTGAGGATGTGTATTTTTACCACCAGCAGTATGTTATTACAAATAACTCTCCAATAGCCGCAGTTAAGGCGGGTAACCCTCCTTCTACTCTTATTATTCGCCAGATTCCAGCTGCTGATATTGATCACTATAAGATAAATTCAACATCTTCTGAGAAGCGTGGTCGTTCTGAGCTGTTCGCTGTTCTAGGTTATTTGCAACGCATCAAAGAGTTTGTAAATGACCGAATCATTATCAATAAGATAAGGTCTATGTTCGCTTTGGATGTTACTGTAGAAGGCCAACAGACTGAAGTGGATAAAGCTGAAGAGCAGTTTGCATCACCTCCTGGTACTGGTTCTGTAATTGTTCACAACAAATCTGTTGAGATAGAGTTTAAGACTCCTGATGCGTCTGATGCAGCAGTGTCTGCCTCAGACGCAGAATTGCTGCTAAAGATGGTTGCTCTAGGTGCAAACGTATCAGAATCTTTCTTGGGAGTGGGAGCTGCTGGTACTAGAGCTGGCGCTCTAATTCAGACTGAACCTGATATTAAGAACTTCGAAGACTATCAGGAATATGTTCAGACTATTCTTGATGATATGTCAGAACGTATTTTTGAGGATGGTAGAAAGCGTCGTGACTTGAAGGCTCGGCCCCCCAAACTTACTGTAGTAGCTGCTTTTCCATCTATTGCTCAAGAGGATAGATCTTCTAAGCTAAAAGATGTAGGATTCTCTGAATCTATGAGCTGGTTCTCTAAGAGACGAGCTGCTAATATGGCCGCCGACGAGATGAAGCAGCATGACTATGATTACGATGAAGAGCAAGCAGAGATAAATGTGGAATTAGCTAGTGATCCAGTTATCGCTTCTTCATTGGCCGTGGTTAAGAAAGATCCTGATTCAGCAGCTCTTACTGCTTCCGGCGCGGCTTTTGAAACCACTCCAACGGATCAGACTGGAGAGAAAGAAGCTTTATCTAACCCTGGAGGTCAGATGAGATCAGATCCTGGATCTAGAGCTTTACCTAACACAGGTACTAATCTCCGTGGTAAAGGTTTGGATCGGAAGAAAGAAGCGGCTAGAATTAAAGCTGGAATTTCACGAGAGTCTACTTCTGAACAAACGCCTGGATGGAGTTCAACAGCACGGTTGGCTTCAATAGAAGCTCGTCGTAGGAAGGCAGCTTCTAGGAGAGCTGAGAGTGACAACTAAACCAAGTATAATTCCAGGGTTACTAGCTCAATCTGTAGCTGAAGCTTTGTTAGATTTTCAGCGTAGACAGAATGATCTAGCAGATGAATTGAGGAATCTATATAAACCACTAATTAAGGATTTTAGAAGAGAGCTTCAAGAAACCTTTTTGTCATACTTTTCTTATAATGTGCCAAAGGATGCCGAACAACCTGTTTGGGAACCAGCTATTGCAAGGAAGAAGGTTGTTCCCCTTATACTGAAGTCCTATAATAGCATGGTTGATGCAGCTGGTGAGGAAGCTGCATCCCTTATGGACGATTCTTTAGATTTAGCTTATGTACAGTCCTACAATAGGCATCTTTGGATTTTAGACCAGTCAGGAATTCCTGTTATTGATGATGAGGGTGCGGGTTCTTCACTAACTCGTCGCGCATTACTTATAGCTGGTGGAATTGCGGGTTTATCCTATTTAGATAGATTAAGACGGGCAAGTTCAGTCAGTAAAAGTTTCTTCTCTAAAGTTTTGAAGGCTTCTATCTCCCAAGCTTCTACCCTAACTGATACTCTTGATGGTCTAGAGAAAGTTACTAGAACCATGGTTCAAAGAATTGTCTCTTTGGGAAATAATGAATCTAAAAGAGCCTATCTTCTAGCAGGAGAAGTAGTTCGTAGCAAATATGAAGTGAACTTGATGGGAGAAGTTTGGATTAGTCGTGGAGACAGCCGCGTATGTTTAGTTTGCGCAACTCTTCACCTTACTATTACTAGTTTAGCTCCAATTGATGATTCCCACCCAGGTTGTCGTTGTGTTAAAGTTCCAATAGCTATGAATTATCAAGGCCAACCAATTGATTTTGTTGGATTTCTTGAGAAGATGGGCATGCGCTGAGTATAAGTAGTATGGTCAAAATAGCTTGGATTCATGTTGATCGTCTCGGTTGTGGTTCTTACCGGTGTTGGATTCCTGCTTTATCCTTAGAAGAATCTAAGATTTCTTCTAATAATTTGCTTCTTCAAGAAGATATTCAGGTGTTAGAAGATCTTGAGGATTTGAGTAAACATGACGTAGTGGTATTCCAGAGAGCCACATCATCTTTGATGTTGGATATGATGATCCACCTCAAGTCTTTGGGAGTTAAGATAGTCTATGAACTTGATGATTACTTATTTGATGTCCCACGACATAACCCAGCCGCTTGGTTCTGGAATAGAAAGCCTATACAGAAGCTTCTATTAAAACAATTAGAATTGGTCGATGCTATATCAGTTTCAACTGAACCTCTTGCTTTCCAAATTCAAGAGATGGGAATAGATATCTCCAAGATATTTGTATGTTTTAATCATTTACACGAAGCAGTATGGGGAACAAAAACACTTAACCAGCGTTCTTCATTTAAGAACTCAAAATTGGTGATTGGTTGGCAAGGGTCGTCTACTCATGATGTAGACTTCAAAGAAGCTCTTCCAGCTATAGCTAAGGTGTTATCTGAACGTCCTGATGTAGTTCTTAGATTATTTGGAGATGTTCCTAGATCAGTTCGAGATTCTATTCCACAGGATAGATTTGAATGGACAGGTGGGGTTCCCTTTCATCTTTATCCAGAGATGCTAAAGTTCATTAACTTTGATATTGGCATAGCTCCGTGTTCTCTGTCAAAGTTTAATTCCTGTAAGTCCAACATAAAATGGTTAGAGTATTCTGCTATTAAAGTGCCTTGCATAGCTTCTCCTATTAATGCTTACGAAACTAGTATAGAATCTGGTAAGACTGGCTTTGTGGCTCATGATACCAATGATTGGTATGAGTATATTAATCAACTACTAGATAATGAAGAGTTGAGCCTGACTGTAGCGCAAGCCGCCTACGATGTTGTATGGGAAACGTGGTCTGCTTCCTCACGCATAGAACCTTGGGAGAGAATGATAAGAGCGTTATGTCCAATACAATCTCGACCGTTGGTCGTATGATTCCAAATTCAGCTGGTGAACCTGAGACTGAAGGGACTGTAAGAAGGATTTTTGAGCCAGGGAAAGACACGAAAGTCCATACAGCTAAATGGGATAGATGTGTTCGGAAGGTTAAAGCTCAAGGTGGAGATGCTAATGCTTACGCCATCTGCACTGGTAGTGTTCCTTACTCTCAAGCCTTCCGTAAAGCATCCAGAATGAAAAAGGGTAACTGACCTTGGCAAAGACTCTTTGGGAAGTTCTCCAACAGCAGAATAGTAAAAAGATTGAGATGCTGGAAAAGAATATGTCGGTCTGTGCATTCATAGATGCTCTTATCGATTACTTGGTTCAGTATGCTAACCATAAAGGGGTTTCTATAGAGGACGTAATTCTAGACGCCCCCTTTATTGGGGACGACGAATATGTTCGGTCTAGAATTAGAATAAACCTTTTCTCTCCTAGAGGATAATATGAAAGCAACTAGAACTTTATTTATCTTAATTAGTCTTATAAGTGGTGGAGCCTTACTGGGAAACTTTCTAGAGGCTCAAGCCCCTTCTGGTCCATCTCCTGCCGCTTTTACCCTCTCTATCACCAGTGCAGGATCTACTGAAGATGAACATCAGGTGAAAGCTTCTGGTGGAGCACTTTTTTCAATAACAGCAACGAATACTAATGCTGCAGCGAGATATATTAGATGTGCTAATGTGACTCTAACCAATACAATCCCTGGTACTACAACTCCATGGCTTGATTTAGCTATACCACCAACCACTACTGGAGGAGCATCAGTAGCTATTTTTCCCATGGGGGCTGCTTTTTCCTCTGGCCTGACTTGTTGGCTAGTTACAGGAGCAGCTCAATCTGATGTAGTTGAAGTAGCAGCTAACGAGATTAAGGTATTTTATACCTTTAGGTAGTTCTCCTGGGCTATCGTTTCCAACCTATTGTATGCCTTTGGTCACGTAGTAATCATTGCTATTACTATGAAAGGCACTCAACTCTTAAACTTTGTAACTCTTAGAGAATCTGGAGGCATAACTCTCCTAGAACGTGCTTCTACATCTAAGATGGGAAAGACCTACAAGGGTGTAATCCTTGTTAAGGTTGGGATGGGTAATAATCGAGATCGTAATTACTACCCTGCGGAAACTTTGAAGGAAGCTGCCGATAGTGGTTCCTTTGAGGGTTTAAGAGCCTTCGCTGATCATCCTACCGCGGTTGATGAACAAATCCTGCCCGAAAGATCAATCAGAGACGTAGTGGGGATTTATACCAATACAAAGTTTAGAGAAAGCCAATCTGGTGGAAAAGTGGTTGGCGATCTAACTGTCTTCGAACATCATTCTTGGCTGTCGAATATGGTCGATCAGCTGATTAAAATGAATCAGTCTGATAAAGTTGGAATCTCCATTAACGGCAGTGGCAAGACAGTTCCCCGAAAAGTTCATGTGTCAGAATCGGGTGAACTGGAAGATGTGAACTATCTTGAATCGTTTTTACGCTTAAGATCAGCCGATGTGGTAACTGAAGCGGGTGCCGGCGGAGGCTGGGAAGGCGTGAAACAAATTCTGGAATCCGCTAACGGAGCTAAGCGAGGAAAAGCAATGTTGAAGGTTACTAAAGAGCAGCAGGCAAGGTTGAAGGAAGCCGCTGATAAGGGCGATCTTGATGAAGTTGATAAGATTATGACTGAGATCAAGGAAGCCAGCAAACCTTCCGATGGTAAAACTGTTGATAAGGGTGTTAAGCCACTCAAGTCTACAGAATCTGTAGAGGAAGCGGACGCAGATGACACGGACCCCGATGCAGACCCCGATGCAGATGACACGGACCCCGATGCAGACCCCGATGCAGATGACACGGACCCCGACAAGGACTTGGAAGAGTCTGCTGAGCGCATTATCACTGCGTCTGAAGAGGTAGATGACGAACAGACAGCTGATGTCAACAATCCAGATGAAGATCCTGAAGAAATGGATCTTGAAGAGACTGCTACTCAGCTTGAAGATGAAGCTAAGAGAGAAAAGCATGAACCAACGAAGCAGGCTATGCTTCGTGGATTGAATTCTATCAGAGCGGCTATTGCACGGAGATCTGAAGCTCGTGAGGCAGCAGGTAACTTGAATTCCACAGTCAAGGGTGCCAAGCGAGGAGCAGGTAACTTGAATTCCACAGTAAAAGGTGCTGCAGCAGGTGGTGGTAAGAAGATGAAGGTTGCTGGAACCCCTCCGCCGGCCCAAAAACTGAAGGAATCGGACGCTGATCTTAATGATAGAGCTTCTTCTCAGCGAGTTCGCTTGCTGGAAACACAGCTCGATACTGAGCGTAAGCGTTCAAATAGACTCTCAAGTCAGCTCTCAGTTCGTCAGAGCGCTGACCGGGCGAAGAAGTTGCTTCGTGAATCAGCGATTCCCGAAACACTCCGTCCGAAGATCCTCCCCCAACTTGTTGGGAAGAGCGAGGCAGAGATGGCGAACGTCATCGAGTATCATGAAGCCTTGGTTTCTACTGTTATCAGAGAGGTAGCAGCAGGAGATTCGCTTGATGAACTGGATGCTATTGAAGGTTCAGGCTCTCAGATTCGTGAGAGCTTTGGAGCGAGAGGGGGAGATCAAAGTGATCTCTTTGCTTCGGTCGGTCTGCCTCTCAAACAGCAAAAGTAACTAAACGTCAGACTGGTATGACGGAGCAGGAGTGTGGTAGCCTGCACCAGTAAGGATGAGCGAAAATGATTAGAGAAAAAAGAAACTCTGTAAAGATTGAGGGCTGGCGACTCTCGAAGGTTCCTATCGCTGCTGCGAATGAAGTTTTCCAAGGCGACTTGATGACGTGGAATGCGTCACTTAAGCATGCACGGCAAGCTTCTGGTTCTTCTGGCGATGCAGCAACCTTTATTGGAGTTGCAGAAACTACTAATCCTATCCCTTCTACAGGTGTGTTGCTAACGGAGCTTCAGGATGTTAAGATTAACATTCTTCAGCAGGGATTGGTTGAGATGATTGCTGGAGCAGCAGAGACCTACTATCCGTTTGATACCATAACAATCGGAGCTGATGCTCAGACTGTTCGGAAATCAGCCGGTGGGGTAATTGGAATTGCTGATCCATCGGTCGGAGCTGCTGGAAAAGCTTTGGCTGCTGGAGATTATGTTCTACTCTGGCTCAGGGTGCCTGACGCTTACAGGGCGTTCTTCTAAAATTAGGGATAGCCCTTAAACGGAGTGATGTAATGAGGAGATCTACCGAGATTCAGTTGGCTAGTCTGCGTCGTGCTGGACTCGATCCTGCGATGATCGATTTCAAGCATGAACAGTTTAGCTATAGAAAACTGAGGGAAGCGGCATATCGATATGCCGAGCGTTCTTCACCTACCATGTTGATGGAGGCGAACGCTGAGAGTACATTTGCTTTC